GTGTCTGGTAAATTACCATCAAAAAACTGTTGTGACTTCAAACCCAATAAGTCAACAAATGACTTTTCAAACTCAACCGTGGTTCTATCATTTCCAAGAATATATCTTGAAAGTATAACATTAGGCGACATGACGCCCTTGTTGATGTTTCCTTCCTTACCAACAGAAATCACACCAATAATAAGACTTTCCTTATTGATTGGACTTTCACCCCACGATACGCCGTCACCGAATTCAATCATAGCATATCTATCGGCATTGACTCTTACTAAGAATGTTTTATTACCAGGGGAAGTGTCAGCATTGTAACCGGTGCCACCACGTTCCCACTCGTCCCAAGTTCCTGAGTCATTCTTAACGAATACTCTTATTCCATTGGTAGAAACATTAACATTCTTGATGATGTAACGAACGTCATTTTCACTTGTTCTAGAAGGATCTATTTCAAGATTCAATCCGTTATTCAATTGATCAATTACAGTATTGGAGTTTATTGACGTGAATGCCACTGAACCCTGTATCAATCCGTTTATTTCAAATGTTTCTGGGACATTTACAAAGTACAATCCTGGGATATTAGAGCTTTCAATAGTTCTACCCTTGAATTCTATTTCCCCGTGTCTTTGGAATGAATATCCATTAGTGGCGTCGACATACCAATCAACAGTTACTTCTTCGTTTATTCCAGGTTCAACGTTTATTTTGAAGGAATTCGACTTTTTATTAGTATAAAAGACATTTACGTTTTTATTAGGAATAAGTTGTATAGCATAACTTTCGTCTGGAATTGCGTTTTCAAGAGTTACGTCAATGACACTTTCAATAGTGTCGCCCCTTAGCTTTACTTGTCCTCTTTGTCTGTAACCACTTTCTGGTTCAGAAGGAACGGTGTCGTTTTCAAAGTAATTGAACACAGACCAAGATACTTTACCTTGGAAGTCTAATTCAGCTTTTACTTCAAATCCATTAGGTCCCAAATTGTCGTACCAAACTTGTACGTTTTCATTTGGTGTCAATTGAACCATGTAATTTGAAATATTACCGTCAACTGTTACTGAAGTTGGTATTGGTTGGTTGAAAACTACCGGAACACTAATAAGCTTCTGCTGGATAACTCTTGTTGCGGTCCAAGATACGTAACCTTCATATTGAGTATTAGGCTCAACATATGCGTTGAATCCGGAAGTTGTCTTATTTGCCCACCAAGTTCTTACGTTATTGTCGGGAGTCAAAGCAATATGATACTCAACGTTAGTTTCGCCTTCTGCTAATTCAAATGGCGCACTAAATGTTATCTTCTGTACTGTTTCCCCGCTCTTGAAGAATACTCTACCTGCCTTTTGTTCAGATGTTGTTGCTGGTGGCGTCTTAGATACTTGGAAATCACCAAATTTCTTACCTGGATTCTTTTTTATTGAAGTAGTATTTGTTTCCGGGTCAGCAAATTTAGTATTAATTTTAGCTATAGTTATTTGATTTGCTATTGGGGGATTTGAAGTGACTTCAAGACGAGCACCATAGTTATTAGCTTGATCGTTTTCGTCTTCTATGATGAGATTTACGTTATATTCCAAAATAGCAGCATCAAAGAAGTCCTTTGGGAACTTCTGAGAGTAAATAGTTCCACTTGTAAACGTAAATATTCTTCCGCCCATCAATACGCTAAATGGTTCAGAATTGCCGTCTTTATTGATAACTAACTTGATACGCTCTACAGCATCTGATCTTTCCGCTAATTCATCAAATTCCCACGCAACGCTTTCGAGATTTATGAGACCCAAACAACCAACGTAGAAACGACTAAAAGTTTCCATTTCTTCAACACGTAAAGTGTAGAAATTTCCAGTTTCATCTGTAGGTTCAAGAACAAAAGAGCAAATAATGTCGTTCTGCTTATCACCTAATGAGTTTATGTTCTCAACAATAGTCATATATGGTGAAGCGGTTGCTCTGTCATAATTGAATACAAGGTAATAAGTGACATTTGGTAACATTGCGCTACCATATTCAACCGTATTTACTGTCTTAGTGAATGGCTGACCAACGCTTTGTGAGTTAGATGGGTCCGAAGCTGGGTAATTTTCAGTGTCAAAACCATGATATCCGTCTTCGCTTGTCTTAACTATAATAGAAAGTGGTTTTTGTAGACTTAATGGTAACGCAATACCGGTAGGATCAATAACAACTTCGCCGGTATCAGACAAATCAGCAGTGAAAAACGATCGAGGCGCAGTAAATGGTAAAGAATACCCTTTATATGTCAAGTCTTCTTCTTGAACAAAGTTAACACCATATGACTTTACCATATGAGTTATAGGAGTAGGATTAGTAAAGGAGAAGTCTTCACCAGTCTTGGTTGGTTGGGACGATGGGAAAATGGAATATGCTGGGATTTCTATGAATTGATTTTCTTTACCGTAAACGTATTCCGGATTCAATGAGCCAATAACGTCAACATTTGCTGAAATCTTTCCTCTTGGATCATAACGAAGCATTTGAGCAATCTTGTTGAGATTCTTATACTTCTTTGCTGTTGGTAAGAATACTTCATTTGCTGCAGAATTGATATAATAACCAAATAGAGAACCTATGTAAGAAGAAATATCAACCCAAGTTCTTATGTTTGAGGCAACGTATTCGGCGTCCTTGAACGAATTAGTTTCTTGGAGATATCCAATGAGTTCTTGTCTAAGAACATCAAAGTCATAGCTTGTATAATCAATAGTTCTTTTTACAGTGTTATTGTTACTCATTTTTATAATCTCTGTAATGTTATTGTGACCGTATCAATCTTTTGTATTTCTCTAATTCTGTAAACCACATCAACCGCGTAACCTTCATTTTGATTATCTAAAGTCACTTTTATGTTGAGTAAGTCTACTCTTGGCTCATAGGTAGAAATATTATATTCAATATCTTTACCTATTTTCATGCCCGTTTCTGGTAAAAACGGCTCAAACAAGTAAAAATTAACATTACAACCAAAATCTGGTTCAAATATACGACTACCTTTTGGAGTATTTATGATAGTTCTAATTGATTGTTTTATCGAATCTTGATTCGTAACAGTAGTCAAATCGCCTAATTGGTTTAATATTGGCGTATATGACAGATCAGAATAGATTTCTACTTCTTGTTTCGCTGGCATTGATAAACTCCAGCCAGTATTTATACTTTTCAGCGTTAGTTGTCTTGATCGCTAACTTGAGATTCCGTTGCCGAAATTGTCTTACTACTTCCACTTTCTGCGAACTGTTCTGCAGGTGGAATTTGTACAGGAGTAACAGGCTGAACGCTTGGCGGACTTGCTGTGCCACCAGAGGCAGACGAACCCATATTTACTTGCCCTTGAATTTGAACAGAAGTACCGGAAAGTCCTATTTGACTAGATTGTACATTGGCGGCTCCTGGTGCCAAAGAAATTCCAGATCCGCCGCCTGATAGCAAAACGCCAGAGTTTGCTTGGACATCTACCGACGTGGTGGCTGTTACTGACATGGCCGCATTTGTCTGAACCGCTAAATTATTACAAGACATCGTGATGTCACCAGTAGCATTCATGTTTATATTACCAATGGAAGAAATATTAGCGTTCCCATTCGTCTTCAAATCAATATCACCATCCACGTTGGCTATCATATCACCAGTAACAGATGCGTCTAATTTTCCAGTAACCTTGGCTATTAAGTCACCTTCTGTTTCGAGTTGAGTGTTGCCACCTGTTCTGATATTACAATTACCATTTACGTCAATATTACAATGACCATTAGATGTTATGATATCAATATCACCTTCGCGGGCAACAATTCCAACGTTATTCTTAGAATTTATTTCAACATTACCTTCTGTTTGTACGAATATGTTATTCTTTGCGAAAAGATTATAATCTCCAAGTAAGTGTATTTCTACGTTATTACCTACCATCATTTGAAAATCGTTATTTTGATTAGCGCCGGAATTACTAGAAATACCAACCAAAGACTTGGTTTGTCCATTTTCATCTACATATTGCGCCGCGCCTTTATTGAACACATAGAGTCTTTCTTTACCATTTTTATTGACTATTATGTATGTCGCGCCGAAGGCTGACGTAACGCTGGTAATATCGGAATTATCAATATCACTCAACTGGTGTATCCACATTTTTGGTGTCGGTATCTTAGTAGAAACCTTAGCATTTCTGGTAGATTGACCAGCGCCATTATATTCACCAGTATCAATTTCTATGCTATCTTTAAGTGTGTTTATTTGATCCCTTTTCTCAGCAATCAATTCATCTATT